ATAATTTTAATCCTGAGAAATCCCAAAATCCTTTTGCTTACTTTACGCAGATCATTCATTATGCGTTTCTCCGCAGGATCCAAAAAGAGAAGCGTCAATTAGAAATTAAAAATAAAATTCTTGAGAAGACAGGATATTCTGAGGTATTCAATGACAGCAATACTCTTGACGGATCAAACTATTCCGACTATAATAGCATCAAAGATGCCGTGCATTCCAAACTTCGTAATTGATGAAAGTCGCAATCATTACTGATCAACACTTTGGGTGTCGTAAGAACTCTAAGATTTTTCATGACTATTTCTTAGAGTTCTACAATAATGTTTTCTTCCCATACCTTGAGAAAGAAGGCATCACCACTGTGATTGATATGGGAGATACTTTTGATAGTCGAAAGGGTATTGACTTCTCTGCACTCGCATGGGCAAAGGATAACTATTATGATCGCCTAAAAGATATGGGTATCACAGTCCATACTATTGTGGGTAATCATACTGCATACTATAAGAATACTAATAAGGTAAATGCAGTAGACCTTCTTCTTCGGGAGTATGATAATGTATATGTTTATGATGCTGCATCAGAAGTTACGATTGGTGGACTAGATATACTATTCATTCCCTGGATCAATAATGAAAATGAGGAAAATACTTTCAGATTTATTCAAAATTCAGATTGCCACTGCGCGATGGGGCACCTTGAGCTCCAAGGATTTAGAGTTAATAAGCAGATCATCATGGATCATGGTCATACGAGCGAGTTATATTCAAAGTTCACCAAGGTCTTCAGCGGTCACTACCACACTCGATCGGATGATGGACGGATCTTCTACTTGGGAAATCCATACGAAATGTTCTGGTCGGATGTTGGTGATCGGAGAGGATTCACCATCTTTAATACAGAGACTCTTGAACATACTCCAGTAGATAATCCATATAGGCTATTCTATAATATCTACTACGAAGATACTGATTATCAGACTTTTGACTCCAGAGAGTATGAAAATAAAATTGTCAGAGTCATTGTTCGTAAAAAAACTGACATCAAAAAGTTTGAGAAGTTTATTGATAAGTTGTATGCTTCTAACATCCATGAACTTAAAATTGTAGAGAATTTTCAAATTCAAGAATCAGAAGATTTTCAACCATTTGAATCGGAAGATACTCTTTCAATCCTGAATAGATATATTGAAGAAGCGGAAATATCTCTTGACAAATCTATCATTCAAAAAATGATGCAAGAGGTATACCAAGAAGCGTGCGAGTTAATCTAATATGTTTATTCTTACTTTAGACGGTAAAGAGACTGACGGTGCATATTCAGTATCTAATAGTGAGGGTGAACAAATTCTTTATTTGTTTGAAGAAGAAGATGATGCAACAAGATATGCCATGATGCTAGAAGAATCTGGATGTGACGATATGCATATTCTTGAGATTGATGATGATATTATGATAAAAGCTTGTGAACTTCATGGGTATTTGTATACCATAATCACAAAAAATGACATTGTAATTCCACCTGAAATTGAACATGATTTTATTTGAAAAAGTTCGTTGGAAAAATTTTCTTTCTACTGGAAATCAATTTACTGAAATTAATTTTGTTGAAAATAAAACCAATCTGATTGTAGGTTCAAATGGTGCTGGTAAAAGTACAGTTCTTGATGCCCTCACGTTTGCTCTTTTTGGGAAACCTTTTCGTAAGATTAATAAACCACAACTTATCAATAGTGTAAATGAAAAAGATTGTGTTGTTGAAGTTGAATTTTCCATAGGAAAAATTAAGTGGAAAATTGTCAGAGGAATTAAACCTACAGTATTTCAAATTTGGAGAAATGAATCTTCTTTAGATCAATCAGCTTCTGCTATTGACCAGCAAAAATGGTTTGAGCAAAATGTTCTGAAGATGAACTATAAGTCCTTTACTCAGATTGTGATTCTGGGTAGCAGCACATTTGTTCCTTTTATGCAATTGTCTGCTGCTAATCGTCGTGATGTTATTGAAGATCTTCTTGATATTCGTATCTTCTCTTCAATGAATAGTTTGATGAAAGAAAAGATTCGTTCCATAAAAGATGAGATTAAAGTTCTGACTCTTAAGAAAGAATCTTTGATTGATAAAGTTCAAATGCAAGAGAACTTTATGGATGAGCTTGAAAGTCGTGGAAAGGAAAATATCAAACAAAAAGAAACCAAGATTCAAGATCTTCTAAATGAAGAGAATGATCTGATGCATGAGAATATTAAAATTGTAGAAGAGATTGACGATTTTAATAAAGTATTGAATTCATATACTGGTGCCACTGAAAAACTTCGCACACTTGGTAATCTCAAGGGTAAGATTTCTAACAAAGTATCAACTATTACTAAGGAACATAAATTTTTCACAGAGAATACGGTCTGCCCCACCTGCACACAGTCTATTGAAGAAGACTTTAGGATAAATAAAATTAACGACGCTCAAAATAAAGCAAAGGAGTTGCAATCTGGTTATAAAGAACTGGAGGAGGCAATTAATAAGGAGGAAGAGCGAGAGCGTCAATTTTTATCCTTAAGTAAGGAGATTACTTCTTTAACTCATGGCATTTCTAAGAACAATACTCAGATCTCTGGATGTCAACGACAAATCAGAGATTTGGAATCGGAAATTCAAAGAACTACCGAACAACTTGCAAATAGAAATATTGAACATGAAAAGTTAGCTTCTTTTAACGAAAACCTAAAAACTACATACGACGAACTCGCTCAACGTAAGGACACAATTAACTACTACGATTTTTCGTATAGTCTGCTTAAAGACGGTGGAGTCAAATCCAAAATCATTAAGAAGTATCTACCGCTGATAAATCAGCAAGTCAATCGTTATCTTCAAATGATGGACTTTTACATTAACTTCACACTTGATGAGGAATTCAACGAAACCGTCCAGTCCCCTATTCATGATAATTTTTCATACTCTTCTTTCAGTGAAGGAGAAAAGATGAGGATTGATCTAGCACTCTTGTTTACTTGGAGAGAGGTAGCAAGAATGAAGAACTCTGTCAATACAAATCTACTCATTATGGATGAGGTCTTTGATAGTTCACTTGATGGATTGGGAACAGAAGAGTTTCTTAAAATTATCAAGTATGTTGTTAAAGATGCTAATATTTTTGTTATATCCCACAAAACTGGTATGGATGACAGATTCGATAGTGTCATAAAATTTGAGAAAGTAAAAGGATTTTCCCATATGGTGGCTTGAACCATCAAAGAGCAATGCAAGTCCCAAATTGGAAGCACCATTCTAAGAAAGAAAAAAAACGAAAACTAAAACCACAAGCAATGCGAGCACGGCGAGAAGCACTCCGTCAGTTCAAAAAGCGTCACATGGGTCGTCCTCAGGGCGACCTTTCGTCGTATTATGGCCACATACGAAACAAACCACATGGCAGTCAAACAAGAAATCAAATCCCAACTTGCCAAATTGCTTGCTACTGAGGATTTGGTTGTTGAGCATCGTTGTGTTGAAACTGCTCAATTTAATGTTCAAACTCGCGTTCTGACTTTGCCTCAATGGGATGAGGCAAGTAATGTTGTGTATGACATGTTGGTTGGCCATGAGGTTGGACATGCGTTGTTCACTCCCAATGAAGATCCTCCAAAGAGCGTTCCTCACACCTACATCAACATTGTTGAGGATGCACGTATTGAAAAACTAATGAAGCGCAAGTATATGGGACTTGCAAAGTCTTTCTATGGTGGGTATAAAGAACTTGCTGAAGAAGATTTTTTCTCTTTGGAAGGAGAAGATGTTTCTAAAATGAATCTTGCCGATCGTGCAAATCTTTGGTTCAAGATTGGAAACTATATTGATATTCAATTTACTGAGGAAGAGCAGGAAATTATTGACATGATTTCTGAGTGTGAGACTTTTGGTGATGTTGCGGTTGCTGCAGAAGAACTTTACAAGTTCTGTAAGAAAGAAAAGGAAGAAAAGGTTGATGATATTGAGATGCCTGCTCAACAGCAAGGTGGTGGATCTGATGCTCAGCAACAACAACCCCAGGTAGAATCTCAAACTTCTGAAGGTGGTGGTGAGCAATCTGAACAATCTCAATCTGAACCCAAGCAATCAAAAGAACAACCCAGCGATACTGGCTCTTCTGATGATGAACCAGAAGTTAGTACCGTATCTAAACTTGAAGAAAAACTCAAGGAACTTGCTTCTATGATTGGTATTGATAATACTTATCTTGAACTTCCTAAACTTAATCTTGAAACAGTAATAGCCAAGAATAGTGATGTTCATCGTGCCATTACTAAGAACTTTAAATATCAAGAAGAAAGATTTGAGCATAATATTTTTCAGACAGCAGATCAAGAGTTTGTGAAGTTCAAACGTTCTGCTCAGAAAGAGGTCAATTATCTGGTTAAGGAGTTTGAGTGTAAGAAAGCAGCAGACTCTTATGCCCGTGCCACTACTGCCCGTACAGGTGTTCTGGATACTTCTAAACTGCATACTTATAAGTACAATGAAGACTTGTTCAAAAAAGTTTCTGTGATTCCTGATGGAAAGAATCATGGTCTTGTGTTTATTCTTGACTGGTCAGGTTCAATGTCTAATGTTCTTTTGGATACTGTCAAGCAACTTTATAATTTGATTTGGTTTTGTAAAAAATCAAATATTCCATTTGATGTATATGCTTTTACTTGTGAATGGAATCGTTCTACTTATGATTATGATAAAGAACGGTACATACCGGCAAATCTTAGGCCTCACTATGAAAAGAAAGAAGGTCTTTTGAGGGTCAGTGATGAATTTACCTTGATGAACATCCTTACCAGTAAGACTTCTGTTCGAGAATTGGAAGAGCAGATGATTAATATTTGGCGAATTGCAAAATATTATTCTTCTAGTTGGGGAACTGGTTATACTATTGCTGATCAGTTGTCTCTTTCTGGAACTCCGCTAAATGAGACTCTGATAGCACTTCACCAAATTCTTCCTAAGTTCCAAAAGGAAAATAAACTTCAAAAAGTTCAGTGTATTATTTTGACTGATGGTGAGGCAAACCATCTTGCTCGCCATGTTGAAATTAAACCTGATAATCCTCATAAAGAGCCTTACATTGGCGTTCGCCGTCTCCCCCCCGACACGACATTTATTAGGGACCGTAAGTTGGGAACAACTTATAGGGTTGGATATCTTTGGCACGAATTTACTGATATTCTTTTGAATAATCTGAAGGATAATTTTCCTCAAGTAAACTTTATTGGTATTCGTGTCATTTCTTCTCGCGATGCAAACTCATTTATTCGTATGCATTGCACTCATTATAAAGAGAGGGATATGGTTCAGAATGATTGGAAAAAATCGAAAACTTTCTGTATCAAGTCATCTGGTTATGATGCATACTTTGGACTTTCTTCGACAGCACTTGCTCAAGATGCTGAGTTTGATGTTGATGATGGTGCAACAAAGGCAAAAATTAAATCTGCATTTGTCAAGAGTTTGAAAACTAAGAAACTAAATAAGAAAGTTCTTGGCGAATTTATCTCTCTAGTGGCATGACAAAAGAAAACTGGAAAGAAATTGCCATCGCATCGGAAAAGGACCCTAAGGTAATTAAAATCCTTCAGGAGGGTCCTAGGTCTTTAGGTCAGGCATATTTACTTCAAGCCATGCGATACAAGTATGGACAATCCGAGAAGTGAATACTCTGTCCCTGACTCTGCCCCATTCTGTTCTATAATAACTTCAGTTCAAACAAACCAACCAATGGGTCTCTCCAAAGAAAGCATCATCGAATGTCTCCGCGATTCTTACGGTGAGTCTGTGACTTCCGCTGAGATCAAGGCTTTCTGCAACATGAATGATCTTAACTATCAGACTATCACCAACAAACTGACTGACTTCAAAGTTGGTCGCGGTAAGTGGAATCTGGAAGTAACAAAGGAGACTGTGGAAGAACTGGAAACGACTTATAATGGACCTGCAGCACTGCCTGCAATCGAACAAAACCTTATTCCTCAAAAAGATGATTCCTTCGTCAAGTTTGGCAACTTTGGTGATATTAAGAAAATTATTCAATCCCGTCTATTTTACCCTACGTTCATCACGGGTCTTTCGGGCAATGGTAAAACGTTCTCTGTTGAGCAAGCGTGCGCCCAACTCGGTCGGGAACTCATCCGAGTCAACATCACTGTAGAGACTGATGAAGATGATCTTATTGGCGGTTTCCGTCTTGTTGGTGGAGAAACCGTTTGGCACAACGGACCCGTCATTGAAGCCCTGCAACGGGGTGCTGTGCTGCTCCTTGACGAGATCGACCTCGCAAGCAACAAAATCCTCTGTCTTCAATCTATTCTTGAAGGAAAGGGAGTTTTCCTCAAGAAGATTGGCAAATGGGTTGCGCCCGCAGAAGGTTTCCAAGTATTCGCAACCGCAAATACTAAAGGTAAAGGTTCCGACGACGGACGGTTCATTGGAACTAACGTGCTCAACGAAGCATTCCTTGAACGATTCCCTGTGACCTTTGAGCAGGAGTACCCCACAACTGCAACCGAACAAAAGATTCTTGGTAAGATCTGTGATGATGCAGATTTCTGTAAGCGTCTTGCTGATTGGGCTGATATCATCCGCAAGACTTTTTATGATGGTGGTATTGAGGAGATCATCAGCACCCGTCGTCTGGTCCACATTGTGAAGGCATACAGCATCTTCGGAGACAAGGCAAAAGCAATTCAGGTTTGTGTGAATCGTTTTGATGATGAGACTAAGCAGGCATTCCTTGAACTCTATGACAAGGTTGATGTTGACTTCGTGATGCCTTCCGAAGATCAACAGAAGCAGTGTCTTGACGATCACAACTTCTCTTGATAGAATATGATTAACTCCTGGTCTTTATTATTTGATGAATTGAACATGACGAAAAACTCCACACATTATTCGGAAGATAAGATAGATATAAAACTTGATGGTTATTCTGTGAATGGAATAATTAATCAAGAATATTGGGAAGATGATGGAATTGGTTTGATTGACAATTCGCTTACGGGTCAAGATACCATATCACAAAATTTTAAGATTACTATTCCCACTGGATCGGATACAATTACTTTCAACTCTAATATGACTACTGACAAAGACCGTAATCGATTTAAGTATAGTGAGGATCGCATTCTCAAAGAATTGACAGATTACATTTCTGCAACATATAATCAGCACTACTCTGCTGGTGATGATAAAATTCAAACGCTTGATTTGATTGAAGCTTGTGGTGATGGAGAATCTTTCTGCCGCAGTAATATCCTCAAGTATGCCTCTCGCTATGATAAGAAAGGCACTGCACGTCGTGACATTATGAAGATTCTGCACTATGCTGTTCTTCTGATGCATTTCAACGACAAAAATGCACAACGTGAAACCTACCCTCAGTGATGAAAATCCGTAACCCTATGAAACTTTCTGATAAAACTATTTCTGTCCTGAAGAACTTCTCTTCCATCAATCAATCTATTCTGTTCAAAGAGGGTAGCAAACTTCGCACTATTAGTGTAATGAAGAATATCCTTGCAGAAGCAACTGTTACTGAAGAGTTCTCTCGGGATTTTGGTATTTACGATTTGAACCAATTTCTTAATGGTTTGAGCCTTCATCAAAGTCCTGAACTTGATTTTACTAATAGTGGTTATGTTGTTATCCGTGAGGGTGCAATGCGTTCTAACTACTTCTTCTCAGATCCTAATGTCATTGTGACCCCTCCTGAGAAAGCAATTGAACTTCCTAGTGAAGATGTTTGCTTTCAGCTCAGTACTGATCAACTAGAGAAACTGCTGAAAGCATCTGCTGTCTATCAATTGCCTGATCTGTCTGCTGTTGGTGAGAATGGTGTTGTCAAACTAGTCGTCCGTGATAAGAAGAACGACACTTCCAATGACTTTGCAATTGTTGTTGGTGAGACTGATGCTGAGTTTTCTTTCAACTTCAAGGTAGAGAACATCAAAGTTCTACCTGGTACATATGAAGTTGTAGTATCTCAGAAACTGCTTTCTCGCTTTACTAGTAAGAATCATGATCTCACTTACTACATTGCTCTAGAACCCGATTCTACCTTTGTTGGATGAAAACACTCACTAGAATGAGGATTGTAGGTAGTATTACAGTTATCGCTGCCTACTTCGTTGTTTTGCACGTTAATGTTATTGCTGGTGTCGTAATGAATGTCATTGCTGACACTATTTCAATCCCATATTTTGCTAAAACAAAGTCTTGGGATATTGTCATTATGCTAGGATTTCTTCTAGCTATCAGTTTCAGTAAACTATTATCATGAAAGATTGGAAACAAATCTATAGCAATCTTCCTGAGGAAGAACTGGATAAAATCGCTGTTCTTCGTGTGATGGAATGTACGAATGGAATTATTCAGTACGCACACAGAGATGATGCTTCATATAAACTCTCAATTGAGGATACTCGGCGTGCTATGAAATTTAGCATGGGATGCATCAAACGCATGAGAATTCCTCTGAAAGAAGAAACTATCACTTTTGCGCCAGAAACAGAAAAACTCATGCATGAAGCAAGGGATTTATATATTCGCGGGGTAAAGTTTGGTGATGATGAAGCATATGCTGAGTTTATGGAAATCTCCAAAGCAACAGCACAGGCCTGCGGTCTCCCTAGGATTGTTAAGGGTATGAAAACATTGGAGGAAAACATTGACGATATCCCTCCTGAGACACTAAAATGGGGTGTAGAATACTTGATGCAGTTTCTCTGAATGAACATCTTTGTTACTGACCCTGACCCTTGGAAGTCCGCACAAGTGCTTCCTGACAAACACATCGTCAAAATGCCCCTAGAGACCTGTCAGATGCTTGCCATCGTATGCTCTCTCAAGTGGGGTCATGGATTCGGCACCCTTCCTAGAGCAGATGGTACTCCCTATGCTACTTTGAAGGGTGCTTTTCGTAATCACCCATGTACTATCTGGGCAAATGATTTTGTAGGTAACTGGCAGTGGTTGCTGCATCATGGCATCGCCCTGTGTGAAGAGTATAAGATGCGCTACGGCAAGGTTCATACCTGTTACCATACCCTTATGGCAGCAAAAAAGATACTGCCCACAGCGGACCCGCAAGGACGCTCTGGTAAGGGTCCTAAATCATTTGTCTTTGCAGGGCCTGATGAATTTAAGTTGGATACTTCAATATCCATCTTTGAAAAATACAAGATGTACATTGCATCTAAACCTTGGGTGTGCGATAATTATCTTCGTATCCCTGAACGAAAACCTGATTGGGTATAATTATGAGTCGTGATGAATTTCTTTGGGTTGAAAAATATCGACCCAAAACAATTGAAGAATGCATTTTACCAACAAATATTAAGAAGACCTTCCAAGACTTCCTAGATAAAGGTGAAGTGCCGAATCTACTTCTTGCTGGACCTGCAGGGTGTGGAAAGACTACAGTAGCAAAAGCACTTTGTAATCAACTTGGAGTAGATGTTTATGTCATCAATGGATCCGATGAGGGACGCTTCCTTGATACGGTCAGAAATACTGCAAAAAATTTCGCTTCGACCGTATCAC